GTTTCATATTTGTTACCTGGAACAGTACTGATTCTCAGAACGTCACCAGCTACCATAGTTCCTGACGGCAATACGAAGGCCATCTCGTACTGAATACCATCCGGTCCTCGCATATACAAAGACAAACCTGTGACAGTCCTGTTCACATTGAGAGTGAAAAGGAAGCCGGTTTCCGTTGTACCGAGGTAGTTGACTGTGGACTCGCTTGAATCAGATGCAGAGAACCCCGAGATTGTTTCATTGGTCATCCCAATGAAGTCAGGCAGGAAGCAATACATTCCAATTGTTGCGTCCGGATCAGAAGTGAGGCGCGGTGAATCGTTTGACTCACAGCGCCCCACAATGCTGACAACCAAACCAGAATCCTCGTAAAAACGGAGTTCGTTCTGTTGTTTGGTCATAAACCACTGGTAAAGATAGTCACGAATCGCCTTAGGTGTGGTAAGTACCCAGTCCGGATCAAACCCTAGTCCTAGAGTAATATCCCGGGCAGGACGGCGAGCCGATTGGTACTGCTCGCCGTCCTGTGAAGCGAAACTTGAGGTGATGATAGATGCCTTAACTGGATCAAGGCCATCAACCCCCTTGACATAAATGCCTGCAACCGGTTCCCCGAAGGGTAGGGTCAAGACGTTACCAGCGGCATTACGAGCTTCCACTTTGGTCAACAACGCCTAGATCTCCCTTCAATGTAGACAACTGGTTCTTGGTCTGCCGGTAGAGCTCAACAGTACTGAGCGCCTTCGGCGAGTTGTTATTCTGAATGAACGTGACGTCACTCTTTGCCGTGTCCGAAGCCCGACTAGCATCGAGAACGATTTGGGCATTCCGCTGCTGCTCCTGAAGGGAAACAGACTGGGCAACACCATTAGTCGTGTCAAGAGACAAAGTCGGAGCCTGCATGAGGCCAGGAATCTTCCTCGAGGCATTCTGAATATCCGACAGATCAACAACCGGGCGAATTGTGGGCTGAATGTCGACGTTGTTGTTGAAGTCATCGCCAATTCCAGCGATCGCTTCCTTGACTGCATCAGTGGACTTTACGCCCAGATCCTTCGCAGCTGCCACAACATCAGCAGTACTTCTGATGAGGCCATTGGCCGCACCAGCACCCATCTGCTCGCCGATCTCCTTATCAAACACCTTCGATGGAGACTTAATACCAAGAATCGACTTAGCGGTATTAATGGCATTTGTCACCATTTTGGTGATTGCTTGAATGACCTTACTGGCGCCGTTAAGAATACCTGTGGACAAACCGCCAGTAAGTGCATCAGCAATGTTCAAAGCCGCATCTACGAACTTCTGACGGTTATTACGAATCGTATCTGCCACTCCATTGATGAAGGATAGAATCAGGTTCGCACCCGCTTGCAAGAGCCCCGGAAGACCGTTGGCAAGTCCCTGGATGAAGTTGGCAATGATCAGAAGAGCCAGAGTGACAATGCGCTCGATGTGGTTAGCAATGCTGTTAAGAAACGCTTCCAGAATCGTCAGTCCCGCTTCAGCAAGAAGCGGGACCAAGATAATCAGAGCGTTGATCAACGTCACAATCAGAAGTGTTGCTACTTCGATGATTCGAGGTACAACAGCAGCAATAGCATCGAGCATAGCGAGAAGCACTTGAGTAAATGCCAAGCTGAGCTGTGGTGCTGCGCCGCCGATGGCTACTGCCATGTTGACAAGCGCAATGCCGATACCAAACCCGATTTGTGGAAGCAAAGCGATGAATACCGAAACACCTGCCGCCAGAACTCCGAATCCTGCAGCTCCGACACCAACTAGAAGTCCGATACCGGCTGCCAATATCCCCACACCGGTGGCGGCAAGCATGACACCCTGACCGATGAGAAGAATAGCCACACCCAGAAGCAGGAAGCCTACAGACGCGGGGATAAGCAAGATACCCATCACCACAAGAATTCCCAAACCAGCCGACAAAACGGTCAGCAGTCTTCCGATGCCGTCCCACGAGATAGCAGACAGCAAGACCAAAGCTGGTGCCAACACAGCGATTGCCAGAGCAATAGCCACGATAGCAGCCGCCCCAATCAAAGCGACTGGACCAGTGAAGCCCAACAGCAATACGGCACCCACCAAGATAGCAAGCGCCACCGTAAAGGCTACCATTCCTGCGATAAGGTTATCCAGAGGCAATACGCTAAGCAAGGCAATAGCCCCCACAAGAGGAACCATTGACAATGCTACCGCAGCGATTGCGACTGCTCCAATAAGAACTGATGGCCCAACCAAGCCTAGAAGAAGCATAGCGGCTATCACTACGACGAAAGCAATGACTCCTTGAACCAGGTTTGCCAAAGGCAAAGCCGCCATTGCGGCGATAGCTCCAGTAAGTAGTACCATCGCCGGAGCGATCAAAGCAATAGCTATTGCGCCAAAGACAACCTTAGGTCCAACCAATCCGAGAAGAAGCATAGCTCCAACCAGAGAGGCTAGGGCAATCCCCAGGCCCACCAGTCCTTGCACAAGGTTCGGGAACGGTATTGCACCGAGTAGTGCGATGGCTCCTGTGAGGAGGACAATAGCTGGTGCAATGATCGCAATAGCTATTGCACCAGCAATAACCTGTGGCCCTGCTTTCGCAAGAAGAAGCATAGCTCCCGTCAAAGCCGCAAGAATGATGAGTAGTGCAGTTACACCCTTGACCAGGTTATGGAACGGGATAGCTCCCAGAATCGCTACCGCCGCGCTCAAGATGAGAACGGAAATAGCAATAGACTGAATAGCTGCTCCCATCGCCAGCAATGTAAAAATGCCTGAAGGAGATTGAATTTTAGCGAAAGCCGTAAACGCAAGCAACAGGCCCGTGATCAAACCTGTAATGGCACTAAGAGCCTGTGCCAGTTTATTAGCATCAACTAGACTCAGCACGTATGCAGACGCAGCTAGAAGAGCAACAGCGATTGCAATCTCTTTCAGTGTTTTCACGTTGGTGTTAATTGCAAGCGCTTTGAGGTTTACGTTCAAGTTGGTCAGAACGGCCTTAAAGCTGGCAATGATACCAAAGCTGGCACCTGAAATGATCTTTTGGAAGCTTCCAAAGAAAGAGCTGATCAGAAGAATCAAAGAAGCAAAGAGACCACTGTTAAGTGATGCATTTGCTTCTTCAAAACTCAATTTGCTTAGAGCGTCGGTAACCTGACGAGCAACATCACCAGCAAACTTACTGATGGCATCCAGAACCGGTTTGATGAAATTGAACGCGGCAACGGCAACGGCGGCGATGGTCTTGAATGCTGTAATGATGAAGTTACTGACGTCAAGAAGACCATGAAAACGTGTTTCGACATCATTAGAGAAGGACTCAAGTGCGTCGCCGGACAAACCGAAGATCGAGATGGTCCGAATACCGTCCGCGATAATTCCGAAGAAAGTCTGAAGAACAGCAAGAGGTGCAGCAACGATTTGACCAAGCGTGTTGAAGAACCTCTGAACAAATTGCCCCTTCTTCAGAAGCATATCAATGCGTACAAGGAAGTCACCAACCTTAGCAGCAATTGACAAGAAACTGTCACCAGCAGGGGCAGCCACTCCGACAAGATCAAAGAAAACATTGACGACCGCAGAGATGATCTGACCCAGAATGGAAAATATCGCGAACAGACCAGCGAAGATTCGAGTGAACTGACCGATTGCTCGAGTCGATGGAATCAGAGCAGCAGTAAGATCCTGAATGAAGTTAGAGATTCTAAACAGATTGACCCCAGTATTTTCAGGAAATATCTGTATGAATCCACGTGAGACCGCGCCATAGAGGGCTAGAATTCCTTTGACAATGTTGTCAATAGCTATAACGAGACCAGGACCAAGCTGGACACCAATTGCGTGGACAACCGCCGCGGCTCCGCTGTTCTGAATTTGATTAAACGCATCGATCAAGGGCATCAACGAAACATGTACCTTGTCGATCAAGGGGCTCAACGCGTTGAAAATATCCCGCAAGTTGAAGAGCTTCGGTCCCTCAAACTCAGCACCCAGTCGAGCAAGAGCTGCGTTCATGTTAGCAAGAGCACCGGTAAAGAGCTCATTGGCCTTCTTGGCGTTATCACCAAAAGCCGAACCCATGGCGTCAGAGAACTCCTGGAAGCTAATCTTACCTTCCGTGACCATCTCTCGGATGTTAGCTTCAGTGGTTCCCATAGCCTTAGCCAGGGTGGCTGCGGCATTGATACCATAAGACGACATCTGCAGGAGCTCAACACCCATGAGACGGCCGTTACCAGCCACCTTCTCAAAGATCTGTGCTACCTGGTCAAAGGATGCTCCGGACTGAGCCGCAACACCAGCAATACCACGTAGCGCTTCTGCAAGACCATGTCCGGCAGTAATGCCCGATGCACCAAGTTGGCCTGCGGCCGTAGCGGCCTGATCAAGGCTGAACGCTGTTCCGAGCACAGCATTTCGAGCAATGGTCATCGTTTGTTCGATGTCAAGACCAAGACCGCGGAATTGGAACTGAGCCTTCTGTAGAGCTAGTGCTCGTCTTTCACCACCATTAATGATGGGATCGATAAGCGCGGCGCCCATTGCAAGGCCGGCGTCAACAACCTTGTTCGTCAGATTGTTGATAATGCTGAATGCAACAGCACCAAAAGCAGAGAACTTGCTATCAATGCTTTGAAGTGCGCCCTCCATGTTCTGCATAGAG